TTCAAGGAACTCAGGGTCTTGATGGTCAGTTTGCTGGTATTGGTGTTCAAGGTTCTCAAGGTGTGGCAGGTGCTGGAACTCAAGGTGCCACTGGAACTCAAGGTGCCACTGGAACTCAAGGTGCCACTGGAACTCAAGGTCTTACTGGAACTGGAACTCAGGGTACTACAGGTGCTGGATCTCAAGGAACTTCTGGTGTTCAGGGTGCTGGAGGAGCTCAAGGTGCTCAAGGTGCTGCTGGAACAGGAGCACAAGGAGCACAAGGTGCTTCTGGAGCAACTGTTATTCCCTCAGGATCAGTATTTTTACTTTTTCAGGCAGCAGCACCTACAGGATGGACTCAAGTAACAACTCAAAATAACAAAGCCCTAAGAGTTGTGTCTGGGACTGGTGCTGGAACTGGAGGTTCAACAGCATTTACGAGTGTATTTACATCAAGAACTCCAGCAGGTACAGTTACCATGACTAATGCTGCAGTTACCTTAACTACAACACAAATACCAAGTCATAGTCATACTGCTGGTGTATATGGTCTGGGTGACTTTGGAAATGCTTTTGGGGGGCAGAGTCCAGTAGGCTACCACGGCAGTCCCTCTACTGATAATACTGGAGGGGGTGGATCCCACACTCACGCTAACACAGCATCATTTAGTGGAACAGCATTAGACTTTGCTGTACAATATATTGATGTTATAATCTGCAGTAAAAACTAATTAAGGAGATTTAAAAATGAGAATAACGATTATCCCTGAAGATAAGTGGATTAGAAAAGATGAAGTTTCAGCAAAACTTCCAGAATGGAACTTTAATGACCCTGATATTCATGCTATTCAGTGGTACGAAGATCATGGAGAAATAGAGTGGAAAAATCCACAACGAAATGAATCAATTACTGACGATTCTATTCTTCAACCATATCTTGTTGCACTAGAAGAGTATTTAATTGAATTGTCTAATCAATCTGTTGGAGCAGGAACTTCTGTTGCATCTTAATTCAATATAGTTTATAATATAATTTTTTATCTATGGCTAAATTAGAACCTGGCAATTTTTGCCCACTGATTAAAAAAGATTGTATTGGGATTAAGTGTTCTTGGTATACTCAAATGCGAGGAACAAATCCAAACACAGGAGAACCTGTAGATGAATGGGGATGTGCCGTAACTTGGATGCCTTTTATGGCAGTAGAAATTGCCCAAAAATCAAAATCAACTAGTGCTGCAGTAGAAAGTTTTAGAAATGAAGTTGTGACTGCAAATTATCAAAATCAAGAACTTTATAAAGAAGCATTAAAACAACAAATAATTCCTGCTCAAATAACTCCACTTAATCAACCAATTAATATTTTAGTAGAATCTCAAGATTAATTTTGAGATACTAATAGAATAAATAACTAAAAAGTAGATAATGACCAGAAACAGAGATCTATCTCAATTCCCTTCGTTTTTAACTGTTAATGATTTAATGTTTTCTTGTGGTAAGTAGTGAATTGACACTCTCGCCACAATCCTATATAATATGACTGAGAAATAGTATTCTTTGAATGAAGATATTCGCACAATCTGCTATTAAGCAGGGTGGATCAATTCACCCTTTGATTATTGATCCTAACTTGACTGGTGGGTTGGGTCTTATGAATCCATCAGTTCTTGTGGATGGTGATAAAGTATTAGTTAACCTTAGGTCTGTTAACTATACTTTTTATCACTCGGAAGAAAAATTATTCCAACATCAGTATGGACCGCTGACATATATTCATCCTGAGAATGACATCCATCTTAGAACTTGGAATTATTATTTGGAATTGAATGATAATTATGAGATCACTCGTTGTAATAAAGTAGACACTTCAAAGTTTCCTGATAGAGAATTGTGGGACTTTGTTGGTTTAGAAGACGCAAGACTTTTCCGCTGGGATGGGAAGTTGTTCTATTCTGGTGTTCGTAGAGACGAAGATAAAGTTGGCACTGGTAGAATGGAACTATGTGAACTTGTTGTTGAAGATGATTGTGTGAAGCAAGTTTCTCAAAAAAGAATTGAACCACCACTAGATCCTAATTCATATTGTGAAAAGAACTGGATGCCAGTTCTTGACATGCCATATCATTATATTAAGTGGAGTAATCCAACTGAACTTGTAAGAGTTGATCCTGAAACTGGTAAGTCTGAACAACTGTTTACTAGAGAAGGCAAAAATATTGATGGATATCCTCGTGGTGGATCTCAAGTGATTCCATGGAAAGGTGGATACGTTGCCATTACTCATGAAGTTGATTTGTTTAAGAGTGAAGTTGGTAGAAAAGATGCTGTTTACTATCACCGCATCCTTTTCTGGGATAAAGATTTCAATCTTATGAAGTGGTCGAACAAGTTTTTCATCATGGGTGGACATGTAGAGTTCTGTGTTGGTCTTGCCATACATAAGGAAAATATGATCATAACCTTTGGATTCCAAGATAACGCTGCTTACTTACTTAAGTTTCCTGAAACTGTTTTAGAGGAGTTTTTGAATAATGAATAATAAGTTATTAGATGATCTTCTGTATCGATTCATTGAAGATCCTGAGCACGTTGCTAATAATTTAAACCTTGCTGTTTACTACGATAGTATTGATCAAACTGCCTCTGCTGTTTCTTATTATCTTAGGGCAGCAGAAAGAACATATCAAGATATCATCAAGTATCAATGTGTTCTTCGTGCTGGTATTTGTTTTAGCAAGCAAGGTTGTAGAAACTTTACGGTAAAAGGACTGTATCAGCATGGTTTGACAATCATGCCCACTCGCCCAGAAGGTTACTTTCTTCTCAGTCGTTTTTATGAAAGAGAAGAGAACTATCATGATGCCTACTTGATTGCTTCAATCGGTGAAAAGGTTGTCGAAAGAGATCCTCAAGAACAGATGATTATTAATGTTGAATATCCTGGTTTTTATGGTATTCTTTTTGAGAAGGCAGTTTCTTCTTGGTGGGTCGGACTTTGTAATGAGTCCAGAGATCTTCTTGAAGATCTGCTTGTAAACCATCCTCTTGATGAGGTTCATCTGACTGCTGTAAAAAACAATCTACAAAAACTTGGAGAGAGTGGAAAGGATCTTCATCGTTCATATCTACCAAAACGTCTGAGAGAGTTTAATTGGGGTCATGCTACCAGCAATGAATGGTTTAGAGGCATCGTAGAAAAAGAAATTTTTATCGATGATGTTTATCAAAAGTTCTTCAAAGTAGAAGAGGGGGATATTGTTTTTGATATTGGATCAAGTGTTGGTCCTTTTACACATTATATTAAAGAGCAAAACCCAGGAAAGATTTATTGCTTTGAACCTCATCCAGAACTGTTTAAAGATCTGGTTGAAAATGTTTTTGATGACAGTATTGTCTGTACAAACAAGGCAATTGGACCAGATGATGGATCACTGACAACTTGTGGATTGTTTAGTCAAGATCTGATTTATGCCTCCGAAGATGGTAACGAACAGACCATTCCTTCAGTCAAGTTCTCTACTTTTATTAAAGAAAATAACATTAGTAAGATTGATTTCTTAAAATCAGATTGTGAAGGCGGAGAGTATGACATTTTTAACGATGAAAATATGGATTGGATTCGTAAGAATGTCAGTAAGATTGCTGGTGAGTGGCACTTAGATACTCCAGAACACAAGGAAAAGTTTAGAAAGTTTAGAGATACTTATCTTAGAGAGTTTCCTAAGCATGAGATCTACTCAATCGATTACGTCGATATGAAGTGGGCTTTATGGGATGACTGGTTTATTGAAAAGTATCAGCAAATCAATCTGTATATTGACAACAGAGAAAAACCAAAAGATAAGTGGAGAAACTCTGTTGCTCCAACGATGGAATTCACAACATCAATTCCAGAAAATGGATGTGTTGTTGATTGTGTATTCTGTCCACAAAGAACTCTTCAGAAGGTTTACAAGGGTGAGCGTACAATGACTCTCGATAATTTCAAGAGAGCAGTGGACAAGATTCCAACTGAAGTTAGAATTACTTTTGCTGGATTCACAGAACCATGGTTGAACAAATATTGTACTGATATGGTTTTGTATGCTCATGAAAAGGGACATCCAATCTCAGTATTCACCACTGGTATTGGTATGAACATTGATGACATCGAAAGAATCAAACATATTCCTTTTGCTGGTAATCCTAATGGTGGATTTGTTCTCCACCTTCCCGATCAGGAACGCAAGGCAAAGCATCCTATTACCAAACGTTATGTTAAAGTGGTTGAACATTTCGGTAAAGTTTGGCCACAAATTAATAACTTTACTACCATGGCAATGGGGACTGTTCACGAAAGAGTTCGTCATGTCTTTAGTGATGCTCCTGTGTATGCTATGTGGTCAAGAGCAGGAAATCTTCTTGGTGAAAGTATTATGAAACCAGAACTTCTGAATCGTAAGGATGAATATCGCTCACTTTATCATGGTGAACAACCCATGACTTGTGGATGCCTAGAAAAAATGTACCACAACGTGATGCTTCCAAATGGTGATGTATCTTTGTGCTGTATGGATTATGGATTAGAACATATCCTTGGCAACATTCTAGAAAAATCTTATGAAGAGATTATTCCTGAAAATTTCCAGTGTTTTAATCTTTGTCGTTTCTGTGAAAATGCAGTTAAACCACCAGTGGATTTATGAAATATTTTTTAGCAGACGCAAATCTAAATCAACAACCCAAACATACTCTTTGGGTTGTTGACAATTTTTATGAGGATCCTCATGCAATTCGTAACTTTGCTTTGACCTTAGATTATCATTTTAGTGATTATCATCGAGGAAGAAGAACCGAGCATCAGTATGAAGTTCCTGGAACTAAAGAAAAGTTTGAACAAATCATTGGTAAAAAAATTACAAATTGGACTGATGTTTATGGGATGTGTGGAAGATTTCAGCATTGTACCTGTGAAGATGCCTTGGTTTATCACGCCGATGCTCAGAGTTGGGCAGCAACAGTTTACCTAAGTCCTGATGCCCCATATGAATGTGGTACATCATTGCTTGCTCATAAAGAGACTAAAATACGACATGTTGATGTTCCTGGATCTGATGTGATCTGGGCAAAAAAACATTTGGATCCAACTCCATGGGATCATATTGATGTTGTTGCTAATGTTTTTAATCGCTTAGTTATTTGGGATGGTAAGTGCCCACATACTGCCTCTAAATATTTTGGATACGACAAGTATGACTCTAGATTATTCCATATGTTTTTCTTTGACACTGAGTAACTATAAATAACTAAAAAGTTTTCATGGCAATACCTTCTGAGTTATCTCAAGTAGCAAGAGCTCTTAATTTTAACAAAGAAAGTAATATCTCACAGGTTAGTATCTCTGCGACTGTGGGTATTACTAGTGTTGGTATTGGAACGACACTACCAAGATATACTTTAGAAGTTGGCGCTATTGGAGCAGCAGGAACTTCTCTCTGGGTTAATGGTGATGCCAGAGTAACTGGAGTTCTTTCTGTTGGACAAGGGACCGTTGTTATTGATGGTAATAACAATAGTATTAAGGTTGGCACTGCCGCAACAATTGATACTC